TGCACCTACTTTTGCTTACGAGGTGGCTGGCTACAACATCGACAAGAACGGAGTACTTATGGGAAACGACAACTACGAGCTGGTTGAGGACTTACAGGGACTATACGATTTTAAGGCTGTTACAGAGGTATATGACAGTCCGATACCAGAATCAGAACCTGTTCCTGAGGGGCTTATAATTCCATATGAAGCCGCTCTTGGCGGCAGAGTGAGCCCTTACCGAGATTTTGAGGAGCCACCAGCTTATAATGCACAAGAAGAAGTTGATGAAGCATCAGGTATTGACAACTTGGAACTTAGCATTCCTATGGATGGACATTCAGGAATAACACTAAAGAATATTGTGAATATGATTTCAAGCAAGCAGCATTTAATCAAGAAATCTTTAGGTGTTGAAGAGAATCTAATGGATGAAACATTTGCTGAAGATTTGAGCACAAAAACTACAGTTACTTTGGATGACTTCAAAACAGCTATTGAAGAACTTGGGACAGAAAAATGTAATGGCATAACTTTTGATTTTGAGAAAAACATCTACACCTACAACATCCCATTAAACAAGTTGGATTACGTGAAAATATCAGCCTTTGCAGTACTTGCGACCCGCATCAATGAAAATGCCAAGGAACAAAAACGTACTTCTTACAAAGTGGCACAAGACGATAATCCAAAGTTTGCACTCAGGACCTGGCTTATAAGGCTCGGGATGAAAGGTAACGGCTACAAAGACGTCAGAAGGGTTCTTTTAGAGAACCTTGAAGGAAATGGTGCCTTCAGAAAACCGCCAATTGAAAGAAGGATGTGATACCAATGAAAATTTACGCAGCATATGGCAGCAACTTGAATCTTGACCAGATGTTTAAGAGGTGCCCAAAGGCAACACCAATTGATGTCGGAGTATTGAAAAACTACAGACTGACTTTCAGAGGTAGCGGCAGAGGTGTTGCAAACATAGAGAAACATAAAGGTGGAAGGGTTCCGGTTCTTTTATGGAATATAACTGAAGATTGTGAAATCGCACTGGACATATATGAAGGTTATCCAAGGCTTTATGATAAATGTGAAGTAGAAGTTAGTAAAATTAATGGAGAAACAGTGAAGGCTTTTGTATATGTCATGGATGAAAAGTATGCAGATATGCCTGCACAGCCTACCAAATATTATCAAGATATCATATGGCAGGGCTACATAGACAACAACTTTCCAATTGAAACTTTAAGGACGGCATTGTCGGAAAACCTGCTGGAGATTGAAAAGAAAATGCATGAAAGGTATAGGTAGTACTATGGATAAGTTTTTTATTAAGGAAAACTGCGACAGGTGTGGCAAGAGTTTAAATAACGGAAGAATAATGTCAATGTACAACACTCAGTGTATTTGCCTTGAATGTAAAAAGAAAGAAATGTATAGAGCAGATTACAAGGAAGCAGCAGACGCAGAACTTGAAGAAGTAAAGAAAGGCAATTACAACTATAAGGGTATCGAAGAAGAAAAATAAAACTGAAAATAATCATGAGAGAAGCTTTCAAATGAAGGCTTCTTTTCATGTTCAAATATATTAAGGAGGTGACGGACATTCGAAAACTTAAAAAATATGTACCGACAAAATTTAAAGCAGCAGATTCAGTCTACGATAAATCCGCTGCTGATTTTGCGGTAGCGTTTATACAGTCACTTTCCCACACTAAAGGTACATGGGCGGGTAAGCCTTTTGACCTTATTGATTGGCAGGAACAAATTGTTAGGGATATATTTGGTATACTGAAGCCGAATGGCTATCGTCAGTTTAATACTGCTTATGTAGAAATACCAAAAAAAATGGGTAAAAGCGAACTAGCAGCGGCTGTTGCCCTGCTCTTAACTTGCGGTGATAATGAGGAACGCGCAGAGGTTTATGGCTGTGCAGCAGATAGAAACCAGGCATCAATCGTTTTTAATGTAGCAGCAGATATGGTCCGAATGTGCCCTGCTTTAGCAAAACGAGTGAAAATTCTTGATTCCACAAAGCGACTTATTTATCAGCCAACAGGCAGTATTTATCAAGTGCTATCAGCCGATGTAAGCAATAAGCATGGTTTTAATACTCATGGTGTTGTATTTGATGAACTTCATACACAACCAAATCGAAAACTCTATGATGTTATGACCAAAGGAAGCGGTGATGCAAGGATGCAACCGCTGTATTTTCTTATCACTACTGCAGGAGATAATCAGAACAGTATCTGTTGGGAAGTACATCAGAAGGCATTTGATATAATAAATGGCAGAAAGCATGACCCTACCTTCTACCCTGTTATTTATGGAGCTGCTTTAGAAGATGACTGGAGTGATCCAAAAGTTTGGAAGAAGGCAAATCCGTCACTTGGAATCACAGTCACTATAGATAAAGTTAAGGCAGCCTTTGAATCAGCACGGCAAAACCCTTCTGAAGAAAACAGCTTCAGGCAGCTTAGGCTCAATCAATGGGTTAAACAGGCAGTTCGCTGGATGCCTATGGATAAATGGGATGCTTGTGCATTTATTGTTGACCCTAAAGAATTAAAAGGCAGAGTTTGTTATGGTGGACTTGACCTCTCCTCTTCTACTGATATTACAGCTTTCGTGCTGGTCTTTCCCCCATTGGATGAGGATGATAAATATAGTATTCTCCCCTACTTCTGGATACCAGAAGACAATATTGATTTAAGGGTAAGGCGTGACCATGTTAATTATGATTTATGGAAAAAACAAGGGTTTCTAAAAACTACAGATGGTAATGTTGTTCATTACGGTTTTATTGAAACTTTTATTGAAGAGCTTGGTATGAAATATAACATTCGCGAGATTGCTTTTGACCGCTGGGGCGCTGTGCAAATGACTCAAAATCTTGAAGGATTAGGGTTTACTGTTGTCCCCTTTGGTCAAGGTTTCAAAGATATGTCTCCACCAACTAAAGAACTAATGAAATTAACCCTTGAAGAAAAGCTTGCCCATGGTGGACATCCGGTACTAAGATGGATGATGGATAACATCTTCATCCGTACTGACCCTGCTGGAAATATAAAGCCAGATAAGGAAAAGTCCACTGAAAAGATAGATGGGGCTGTTGCTACTATTATGGCACTTGACCGTGCGATACGCTGTGGAAGCAGTAATAGTGAATCAGTGTATGATAATCGAGGTATCTTTTTTATATAAGATTGTTAAGTGGCTATCCATCTGAAATACCATTGCGATATTCTATAAAAGGATATATAATTAATATATGTCAATCGTTTCACTTATTGGCAAATAAAGTACAAAAGAGGTAAATGTATGAAAAGATTTATTTCAATTATGTTAATACTCACTCTAGTTATGGTACTTGCATCTTGTGCAAACAACTCAGAAACCTCTTCTGATAATTCTTCTAATGTTAAAGTTGACGAGGGTTTACTTCTTAATAAGGTAACCATTCCAGCCACTTTTTTTGAGGATACATCAGAAGATGAAATTAAAGCTGCTGCAGAAGAAGCAGGCTATCAATCATATAAAATCAATTCTGATGGCTCAGTAACATATACAATGACTAAAGCAAAGCATCAGGAGATGCTTAATGAATATGCAGCAAGTATTAATGAGTATATCGATGGCCTACTTAATGGAGATGAAGAAACAAAAGTAGAAGGATTCTCGAACATTGAATGCAACGATGATTATTCAGAGGTTAATATTTATGTTAACAAAGACACCTACACAATGTGGGATATGATGTATGCTCTGTCTTTCTATATTCAGGGTGGGTATTATCAGATGTTTAATGGTGTTTCATCCGAAGATGTTGACGTAGAGGTGAACTTTATTGACAATGTATCTGGCGATATAATTGATAGCGGTTCCTACCGTACATGGGTTGATAATCTGGAGGAAAGCAGTTCTATTAACGATAATACGGGCGATGTATCTTCAAGTGCAAATGATACAGTATCAAAAACCTTAAATTTAAATGAAACAGTAACCATTGGAAGCCTTATGGAAATCACTTTGACTGGGTCTGAGTGGGTCGAATCTATTACTCCATCAAATACAAGCGGAGTATATTCTTATTATGAAGACCAAGAAGGCGAAAAGTATTTTGTAATTCATGGCACACTCAAGAATATCGGCTCAGAAAATCTTGATATACAATGGATAAACGAATCAGAAGTATTATTGAATGGGACCTATAAATTTTCTGCCAAAATGGAATTGGAATCAAATGATGGTACTGATTTTTATGGTTCCGCAAAGCCATTACAAACCCTGAATCTAATTATTTATGCATCGGTTTCTGATGAAGCTTATGAAATCTGTGAAACTGTTGATTTAACAATGAATATACTCAGTGACCCAGAATATGTAAATAACTTCTACGATGATGATTACCAACATGAGACTTTGAAAATAAGTTTTACAAAATAAATATAACATCATACATAGAATAGAGGTGTTCAATATGCGTGCTGAAGCATTTCGTAATTGGTTACATGGTAAAATCTCTAGTAAACCTATATCAGATTGTATAAGTCGCTGTTGTAGAATTGAAGAATGTTTAAAGCTGGACTTAGATGAAGAGTATATAAAAGATGGTGGACATAATCTTATTAAATTATTGGAATATTCAGCAGATGATGAAAGACTTAATAAAGCAGCTCCTAAAGGAATAACATTTATGCCCGGTTCAAATATTAGAAATGGCATGTCTTCATTACGTTCTGCAGTTAAAAAATACTTTGAATTTTGTCGTTCATACAAATAAGTAAAAAAATTATATCATAAGCATCTATTTAAGAATAGGTGCTTTTTTCATACCCATTTTTAAGGAGAGTGATGTCTATGGGTATATTACAAGGAATTTTTAAGGCTCGTGACAAGCCTAAAAATAGCTTAAGCGGCAGCCGATACAGCTTCTTCTTTGGAGGAACAACTGCCGGAAAACCCGTTAATGAACATACAGCTATGCAAATAACAACCGTATATTCATGTGTAAGAATATTAGCTGAAACTGTGGCTGGTCTTCCACTTCACGTTTATAAATATAATGATTCAGGAGGGAAAGAGAAATATTTACAACATCCGTTATATAAACTGCTCCATGATGAGCCAAACCCTGAGATGACTTCATTCAGTTTTCGTGAAACACTGATGACTCATCTTTTATTATGGGGAAATGCTTATGCACAGATTATTCGTAATGCCCGTGGTGAGATTATTGCTCTCTACCCTCTTATGCCAA